TGGGCAAGGCAACACAACATTCTTGCTTCTTGGGTTCTCTCCATAGGCTTGAAACTTCCAGCCTAACTGAACTAAATCGCGCCAAAAGAGTTCTTCTATTTCAGTATCAGTAAGAGATCTCTCACGCCAAGGCTTGTCATTGAAGGGCAGTTCATCTTGAACCCACTGCTTGTCCTTGTGGTGTGGCTTTGGGAACTGCTCTTGCTTCTGGTATGGCTTCTGGTATGGCTTTGCTTTGCTATGGCTTATTGACTGCCAGTCCTGCATACCGCCACTTGCCATGTTTGCCTCCTAACTAACTAACTCACCTGGCTGCCAGGTAGAGTTACTTCGAAGATAGCCCCGCCATTTCTGACGGGGCTTCTCCTATTGCTTACTCTGTTGCTTTTCCTTTTGCTTTTGCTAGTGCTTTAGCACGAGACTCAGGGAACTGCTTCAACCACTCCTTAACTACTGGGTTGTTGACACCTTTCCATGCTCTCCAGTTCTTGCCTTGATTGCTCATGTGATAAGCAATCTGAGCGTTGACCACAGGATTCAACAGTTGGGCGTTGTACTCCAAACTGAACTTGTCCCTACGATCTTGTCCCAATGAGTCAATCATGTTGACTTGGAATAACCCGAATGAGTTATCCCCTGTCTCTCGATTGCCGTTGTGGGAGAGAGGGTTTCCTCTTGATTCCTTCATAGCGATAGCCCACGCATAGCGTAAGGCTTGCCCTTCGAAGCCAACTGCGTGAAGCAGGTTAACTAACTCTGTCTTAGTCAGTCTGTGTGCATTCTCGTACTTGGCTAAGGCTCGCTCTTGGTATCGCTTTTGGTATTGCTTCTGCTTGATCTGTGCTTCGGCTTGCGTAGGGCTGAGGGCTGGTGGCAGTACCACTATCCCACTTGCTACGAAGATCGCCGTAAATAACGATCCGAATACGATCTTGCCTCTTCGTGTTAGTTTCATCATCACTCCAAAAAGTCATTGACACTTTCTGATGCCTTTGACTGGTTGTGACGAAGGCGATGTAGGTATCGCTCTGTCGTCTTTATCGACTGATGCCCCAAGCGTTCCTTGACCTCATGCACATCTACCCCGCTTTTTAGAAGTTGGGTAGCGTTAGCGTGTCTGAGATCATGGGTTCTAGGACTCCAGCCGATGCCTGACTTGGCTATTGCCTTGTTCCATGTAGTTCTCCATACATCTCGTGGTAGGTGACTCGTATGGTCGATGAAGCCCTGTCGCTTTTGGTATGGCTTTGCCTTTTGCCTGTGCTTTCGCACCGACTCTCGACAAACCTCACATCGGCAACGCCCATGTGTATAGGCGTACAGAGTTCCATGCTGGAACAGTTTTCCGTCTTTGGCGAATGGTCGCTTAGACATTTCTCCACGAGAAGCCTTTAGTTTACCTGTTGTTAAGATGATCGTTCTTGGAAACAACAGGTCATCTTTTGATAGGGCTTTTGCTATGACATAGCCCTGAATCTCTTGTAGTAGGGCTTTGCTTAACATAAGGCTTCGCTTATGACCCGACTTTGTTGCTTCTACGACTAGAAACCTGCTGGTATGGCTTGACCCTAGATCGCTGACTCGCCTTTGGACATAGACTTCCCCTGTCCTCAGGTTGATGTCCTTGACCCTGATCTCGGTGGCTTCCCCGAATCGGCAACCTGATGCGACTAAGAATCGGGCGAATAACTGCGCCCCTTCGGTCGGTAGATGCTGGATAATCGCTTTAAACTCTTCGGGTTCTACGACATTCGAGATGTCTAACTGTTTCGCCTTAATACGAATCCCATGAGTAGGGTTCTGAGTTAATTCTCCTGTATCGACTAACTGGGAGAAGGCAGACCCTAGTGATGCCTTGATCTGATTGAGGGTGGCTGAACCTATCCCCTGACCCCTGAGCCCTTGAAGTAACTCTTGAATCGCCCGTCTATCGATCGAAGTTACTTTGCGATCTCCAAGTGCTGGCAGGACATAGCGATCAAGGACTGACCGATAGCCCTTGCGAGTGATCGGCATGAGATCGGCGGTGGGAAGCCATGAATCGATGTAGGTCGATAGGGTAAATACAGCCCTAGAAGGCTCGCTAACGCCCGATGCCTCTGCTTTTGAGGCGTGGTACATGGCATCGATCTCCGAGCCCCATGTACCTGCTGAGAGGCGTTTACCGCCCTTTCGGTAATAGCCTGTAAACCTATCCCCACGCTTTACGACATAAGCCATGATCTTCCCCCTTCATGTTACTGCTGAGTAATGTTACTGGTGAGTAACTTCGAATGCAAAAAATAGCCCCTAGCCCGATCAAGGGCTAGGGGCAATAGTGACTGTGGGCTTAGGGAATCTGCTTATGTGCGCTTGAAGTAACTCTCAGATCGCCCCAGATCAGGGCTGAGAGTTAGTTAGGGATAAAGAATCTCTTCCCAATCCGAATCATCGAGATTGTAGAGATCAGTTGGCAGAACCTTCCAGCGATCATCGATCGCAATAAAGTCCTCACCAATAAACCAATCAACATCAACGCCCCACTCACCAATAAATACTTTGGCGGTGTAAACATTTCCGTTCATTGGAAACTCAATAACATGATCTGTTGCTGAGGTTTGACTACTGATTACATTTGCAACCATTTATTTCTCCGTTTCTATTTGTGTTATTCGATAAGAGTTCCACTCATCGATTGTTTCTTGCTTCCATAGTGGTCGATTGCCGATCATGTGATCGGGTTCGGGAAGGGTGTTGCGCTTTCGATAGGTATAGATCGTGTCGATCTTTAGCCCTGTTTGTTGTGCGATGTCGGTAGTAGTGAGCCAATCCTTCAATTCGATTCACCAGTTTCTTGTTGATCTTCATCGGTAATCACCTCACTAATCGTGTTCTGAATACATTCATCGATCACTTCCCACAGATTATCGTCAGAAGTAATCCACTCTCTGATCTTTAGCCATTCATCATCAGTAAGCACTCTCCTCACTAATTGATTTGCTTCTTCACGAGTGAATAGCACTATGTCGTTTGGATTCATCATTTAGTTATCTCCATTGATCTCGTTGTCGTAATCGATGATGATTACTTCGATGTCATTAGGGCAACGAGTTACTTCTGCAACGCCACCATTGACTTCGATTACTACCTGATTCTTTGTGTACATAATTAGTACTCTCCCACTACTGATACATACTGTTTGTATTTTCTGTTTTCTCTACGGCGTAGCAAGGCTCTCTCGTGATCTGTTAGACCGCCGAAGATTCCAAACTGCACACCATTGTCTACTGCGAATGAGAGACACTTATTCTTTGTGATCTCAGGACATTGATCGCATACTGCTTTGGCTCGTTGAATCTTTTCGTACTCTGTCGGGTCAGGAAAGAATAATTCAGGGTCAACACCTGCTGACTGACATGGTGCATTGATGATCTCAATCTTCATCGTTACTCCGATCTCTGTATTGGTCAGGGTTTTCGATCACATACTTCATAAACGAATCCATGACACTCGTTAAGTCCTCAGGGTCTAACTCTGCATACTTCAAAAGAATCTCGATCATGTGCAGGAATCCCCAAATCAACATCTCAGGTTCGATCTCTTGATCTTCCATGACCGAGTTCAAGTGTTCATTGGCTAGATACTCTTTGATCTCTTGGGGCAGACTATCTTTGCAATCAGAATCTACTTTGAATCCGCGAACGATCTTTAGAAACTCGTTAGCGATCGTGATCGACTTTATAAGATCAGTTTGGTGTGATGATAGTTCACTCATTTAGTTTCTCCTTTTAGTATTTTCATGTAATCACTTTCTAGTTGACGAATTAGTTTACGAGTTGTACCGAATCGATCAGCAACGCTCTGCAACGATTCGCCATGTGCAAATCGTGCAAGCAGTATTAGATTCTTTTCTTCTATTGTGAATAGTCGTGCAGTTTCCATGTTGTATTCCTCTCTAGGTTAGTGAAATCGAGTAGGGGCAGGTACGACTACGGCAATCATAGAAGCCGATCATGATCGCCCTTAGCAGGTAAGGAGATAGGGAAATGAATTAACCCTGTCGTTTAACCCTGCGTTGACCCCTACTCGATAAAGTTACTATTTTGGGTTATGAATGCAGTTAAAGCAGAACCACAGTATCTTTTGACTACCTAGTTCTTCGAAGTACTTACCTGATGAAGTAAGTTCGTTATTCCCGCAATCATCACAATGAGTTAGTTCGTGGGCTTCTACCCTACGAACGATTTGTGCGTATCCCATTAGTTATCTCCTATCTTCCCTGCGAACAAGGTTCACAGATTAAGTATCCGTCTTTTGGATACATCTCATTGACATCGTGCTGATCGCCACACTCAAAACAATCTCGAATGTGACGATACTTTTGATCTAGCAGTTTTGCTTGTCTAAGCGTTATTGGCATCTGAATCTCCTTCACTTAAAGCAGGAACGAAGTCAGCGATTGTGTCGCTGATGTGTCCGATACAGACATCAAGTGCATCTTCACAGACATTGAATGCCTTATCGAGATCACGATCTTGGAAATCAGTTGAATCCCACCAAGTAATTACTAGTTGTTCACTCATGTCTGTTGCATACATTTTCTCGATCATCTCTATTGCTTCTTTTGCAGTTGCGATCATTAGTTATCTCCCAAGAATAGTGAGCCGTCAGGTGAAGTTCTAACTACACGAGAATCAAGATTTGCATTGATTAGTGCAGTTAGTTGGTCAGCAGTTGTGATGCTAGAGATCGCACCAACAAGATACTCAATACCTCTATCGCCCCAATTAGATCGAACGACATCAGCAAGTAGAGTTTCAAGTTCATTTAGTTTCATTACTATTCCCCCACATTTTTAGATCGGCATTCATCAATGGCGCACTCTGTACCAACCTCAGTTCTTACCACCGAATAGGCATCAGATACTTTTTTGTTACTGTATGTAACTAGATCAATGTCCTCATAAATAGCGTAAAACTTCTCTGTATTACCGCAATCGAAGCACTTCACTGATTTTCTCCAATCACTTCATCGATCATCTTTGTGCATGAGCCATAGCCCAACCAGTTGCCACTCTCGCCCACATAACAGACATCACGAGTTGCATAAGTAAATAGCGATACCAAGATCAATGCAGGAATAATTACAAGAACAATCCAACCTCTTACTGTTAACACTATGCGTCTCCTTTCTCAATAGCCATTCGGTATTTCCATGACTTACTAGCCATGTGTGTACGGATTCTGTGGCACTTACCGCAACGGACATCGCACTTTGCGATCTCAGTTTGTAATCTCTTGATCGTCATGTTACTTATCATGAAGGCATGAGCGATGTTGTAACGCTTCCTTGCGCCCTTTACATGGTCGAAGTCGAGTGCAAGTACATCTTTCTCGCCACAATCAACGCAAGGATTAGTTTTCAAGTGGTGATAAATCCAGTTCTTGATTTCTAATCTGCGCTTCAAGTGCCATTCGAATTTGTATTGCTCTTCGCAAGGTTTGCAGTACGAAGTAACTCCTGATTTAGTTTTTGCAGATCGGAAGTTACTTAGTGGAAACACATGATCGCACTTAGCACATCGTTGTACTCCAAGTTTCAAGTCTGCTTCTCTTTGTAAAGTTTTAGCAGACTTTCGGCTCTTAGTTGTCACGCATTCTCCTTTATGTATAAGCGACTAAGTGGAAGTGTCTTGTATTTCAGATCATCATGATTAGAGGGAGTTACATAAGCAACAACGAATCGTGATCCAGTTGTCTCAACGATGATGCCCTTACGCAACCGACCGAACCCCTGAATAAACACCTGATCGTTAATTACGGCGTTGTATGGGTTGTATGCACTCATGTTTGTTGAGTACACCATGCGCTCACCAGCAATAGCGATCAGTTGATCTTGAACCGCAACGATCTTTGCTTCAAGATCGATGCGCTTCTTTGCGAGTTTGATCGTTTTCTCGATCTTGTCTGTTGAATGGCTACCACAGATAACTGCGTGTTCACTATTCCAGTTCAATGGCTTATCTGCACCAACGCCGTTAATACGCCAAGCCCATGCATGATAGGTCGTACTGAATTGCAGATCACCACGAGATTTAATCTCTGATGTTCGTGGTACAGAAGAGAAGTGATTCCCATTTACATCGAAGATGT